GTGGAGCTTCTGACCACGCCGCTTGATCTCGCCGGATACAAAACCGCTATTACGGAAGCTCTCTACAAGGGCACCAAGCGGAATGTGGAAAGTGAGAAAGACGCAAAAAACGCGCAAGTCGGGTAACGGTCTCCGATGCGGAGCTGTTTACCCGGCTTCTCTATTACGGCCTTGCCCACCTGCATCTCAGCCAGGATGAGGTGTGGCTGATGCCGTTTGGTCTGCTGCTGGACTTATGGGAGTGCCACAAGCAGTATAACGGGCAGGCCTCCCCGGCACGAGAGCATTACATCGACGATATTATCCCGGACGGCATTTGACCCATATCGGGCAGCTTCACCTCGAACTTAGTCCGTTTCCGTCACAACTTCTTTGTGAACTTTTTCGTATAGCCTTGATATTTTTCAAAAATCGTGGTATACTACACATAGAAGTTCGGACGGTTTCGTCCTAAGTACGAGGTGAAATGCATGGTTAAACGAGATTCCTATATGAACCGACTGATCCACAGTATGTGGAACGGCGAGATAAAGGTCATCACAGGCATACGCAGATGCGGCAAGTCCGTACTGCTTTTCGATCTGTTTTTCGAGTATCTTCTTTCGCAGAACGTTTCGGAAGATCATATTTTGAAAATCGAACTGGATCAGCGGCGGTACTATAAGTTCAGAAATCCGATCACTCTGTGCGAATATGTAGAAAGCACCGTCCGGGACAGGAAGGATGAAAAATTCTATCTGTTCATTGATGAGGTGCAGTTCACCACGAAAGTAGTGGACAAGGAAAACGGCGGCATCGAGGTTACCATCTACGATATGCTGAACGAACTCAAGGCATATAAAAACCTTGATGTTTATGTCACCGGCAGTAACTCCAAAGGGCTGTCGAAAGATATCGCAACAGAGTTTCGCGGTCGTGCTACACAGATCCATGTGTTCCCTTTGTCATTTGCGGAGTTTTATTCTGCCGTGGGCGGCGACGAGCAAAAAGCGCTGGATACCTATATGCTCTATGGCGGTATGCCTAGACTTTTAGCACTGGAGGATGACAAAGATAAGAAGGATTATCTGACCTCCCTCTACAGCGAATTGTATGTCAAGGATATTGTGGAGCGAAACGGCATCGAGCGCGAGGATGTTCTGAATGATATTCTGGACTTCCTTGCTTCGCAGATCAGTTCGCTGACGAATCCGACCAATATTGCAAATGCCATCGCGTCCATGAAGAACGAAAAAATCAATCCCGCGATGGTTTCAAACTATGTACAGTATGTTATCGACTCTTTCCTCATTTCAATGGCAAAGCGATACGATGTCAAAGGAAAGACCTATTTCAAGTATCCGAACAAATACTACTATACGGATATCGGGCTTCGGAACGCACGGCTGAATTACCGCCAGTATGATCCCGGTCATATCATGGAAAACATGATCTACAACGAACTTCTGCGGCGCGGGTACTCTGTTGATGTCGGTGTGGTCTGCGACCGCGCAGGCGACAGCAAGGTTCAGAAAGAGATCGACTTTGTGGTAAACGATGCAGATAAAAAAATCTATATTCAGTCCGCTTTCCGCATGGATACCGATAAAAAGGAATTCTCCGAGCTGGCATCGCTGATGCTTACCAAGGATTTCTTCAAAAAGATTATCGTTCGCATGGATGTGCCGCACAATTTTTATGACGACAACGGCATCTTCCACTGCAATCTGATCGACCTACTGCTTGGCCGGGTAGAATTGTTCTGACAAAATAACTCATATATCTACGAGGAGTGACCTTTCGGGGACACTCCTTTTTCATACCATCAGTCACGCTTTCATCGAAAACTTCGGACGGTGTCGTCCCAACTTCTCGGTGAGAGGGTGCTTTTTTCATGCCATCCACAAGGAGGTGACGGTACATGGCAGACAGTTTCGGACTGAAGATCGGTCTTGAGGGCGAAAAGGAATTCAAAAAAGCGCTGGCGGACATCAACCAGTCCTTCAAGGTGCTCGGCTCCGAAATGAAACTCGCCACCTCTCAGTTCGATAAAAATGACAAATCCGTGGAGGCTCTCGCCGCACGGAATAAGGTGCTGCGAAAAGAGATCGATGAGCAGACTACAAAAATCGAAACTCTTCGCAAGGCTCTGCAGAATGCCGCCACCTCCTTTGGAGAGAACAACCGCCGCACCCAGAACTGGCAGATCCAACTCAACAATGCCGAAGCCGCCCTCAACGATATGAACCGTGAGCTGGACGAGAACGAGAAAGCCATCAAGGAGGGCGGCAAAGCCGCAGAGGAATCCGGCAGTAAGTTTGAAGGCTTCGGCAAAGTTCTCAAAACCGTAGGTGTGGCGCTCGGCGCAGTGGCCGTTGCCGCAGGTGCCGCCGCCGTGAAGCTCGGCAAAGAGGTCATCGCCGCCTATGCAGACTACGAGCAGTTGGTCGGCGGTGTGGATACCTTGTTCAAGGACTCCTCGCAGGAGATCCAGCGGTATGCCGCCAACGCATACAAAACGGCAGGGCTTTCTGCCAACGAGTACATGGAGACGGTCACGGGCTTCTCCGCAAGCCTGATCCAGTCTCTCAGCGGCGATACCGAAAAAGCCGCAAAGTATGCGGATATGGCAATCACGGATATGTCCGATAACGCCAACAAGATGGGCACGGATATGTCCTCCATTCAGAATGCCTATCAGGGTTTTGCCAAGCAGAACTACACGATGCTCGACAACCTCAAACTGGGCTACGGCGGCACGAAGCAGGAAATGGAGCGACTGCTCACCGATGCGGAGAAGATATCCGGTGTCAAGTACGACATCTCCTCCTACGCAGATGTGGTGGAAGCCATCCATGTCATGCAGGAGAGCATGGACATTGCAGGAACGACCGCCAAGGAAGCGGAAGCCACTATTTCCGGCTCTGTCAATGCGCTGAAATCCGCCGTGTCGAACCTCATCGTAGGCTTTGGTGATGCGGACGCTGACATGGAGCTGCTGTGCAACAACATGGTGGATGCCTTCAAGACCGTGGTGGCGAACATCACCCCGGTTATTGAGAACATCGTGGCGGCTCTGCCCACAGCGCTGGACGCTCTGCTGACGGCTGTGGGTGAACTGCTGCCCACACTGCTGGAAGCAGTCACCGAACTCTTCTCGCAGGTGCTGGAAACGCTTCTGTCCCTGCTTCCGCAGCTTATCCCGGCGGCGGTGTCCGCACTTATGACCATCGTGAACACGCTAATTGAGAATCTGCCCCTGCTCATTGATGCGGCAGTTCAGTTGGTGTCCACGCTGGTGACAGGAATTGCGGATGCATTGCCCACGCTCATCCCGGCAGCGGTGCAGGCTATCGTCACCATTGTGCAAGGGCTGGTGGACAGCCTGCCGATGCTCCTTGACGCAGCCTTACAACTTATCACGGGACTGGCGCAAGGACTTCTTGACGCAATCCCCGTGTTGATCGCCGCTCTGCCGGAGATCATCAACGGTATCATTACCTTCTTACTGGATTCGATTCCTCAGATTATCGAAACAGGCATTCAGCTTCTGACCTCGCTGGTGACTGCATTGCCGGAGATCATCACGGCAATCGTGGAAGCTATCCCGAAAATCATTGACGGCATTATCAATGCTGTGCTGAATGCGATACCGCTCATTATTCAGGCAGGCATCGACCTGCTGATTTCTCTCATTCAAGCCCTGCCGCAGATCATCACGACCATCGTGCAGGCGATTCCGCAAATCATCTCCGGCATTGTCAATGCTCTGGTCGGAAACATCGATAAAATCATCATGGCAGGTGTGCAGTTGTTCGTTGCGCTGATTGAAAACCTGCCCACCATCATCGTGGAGATCGTCAAGGCCGTGCCGCAGATTATTGCGGGCATCGTGAAAGCCTTCGGCTCTCTGATGTATAAAATCGTAGAAATCGGCGGCAACATCGTCAAGGGACTGTGGAGCGGTATTACCCAGCTTACCTCGTGGCTGTGGGACAAGGTGTCCGGGTGGATTTCCTCCATCTGGGACGGTATCTGCGATTTCTTCGGTATCCATTCGCCCTCAAAGGAAATGGCATGGGTCGGTGAAATGCTGGTCAAAGGCTTGTCCGGATCCATTGAAGATAACGGCGATGAAGCGGTCAAAGCCGCAGAAGGAATGGCGGAGGACATCAACGGCGTCATGGGCGACCTTGCTCACGATATGCAGACGGCTCTGCCCACCGACTTTGACGTGAACGGCTCGATCCGCTCTGCCGTGGACGGTGTGGTCGGCAAGGCGGCATCCACTTTCACCGTTGCCCTGAACATTACGAACTTCAACAATTACAACAGTGAGGATATCCGTCAGCTCACCTCCGAAGTCATGGAAACGGCGAATCAGTTCGCCCAGCGGAAAGGAGTGATATTCGCATGACCTATTTCACCTACAACGGCCGCAGTTCCGCTGATTTCGGTCTGCATATCGAGAAGAAGGATGTGTTCTCCGCACCGGAGTACGATGCGGAGTTCATTTCCATTCCCGGCAGGAGCGGTGACATCATCAATCCGAACCGCCGCTTTGCCAACATCAAAGTGACCTACACGGTGTTCCTCGCACGGAAGAACGTAGCCGCCCTTGCATCCGACCTGCGGGACATCAAAGGCTGGCTGTACTCCGAGCCAGACAGATACCACGAACTCACCGACTCTTACGATGCGGAGTATTTCCGCTACGGCGTCATCTCCGGCAGTCTGGACATTGAGGAGCAGCTGAGCAAGGTCGGCAGCTTTACCGTGACCTTCAACTGCAAGCCTTTCAAATACAGCTTTGCGGGGCAGGAAACGGTGTCGGCTGACGCTTCCGAACTGACGATTACCAATCCAACTGCTTTTGAAAGTAAGCCGTATATCAAACTCTATGGCAGCGGTACGGTCACGCTCAACATCTCATCGGGCGGAAGCACAACTTCGTGGACGATTTCAGCTATTAACGAGTACATCGAAATCGACAGTGAGCTGATGAACTGCTTCAAAGGCACCATGCTCAAAAATGATGTGGTCAAAGGGGCTGAGTTTCCGGTTTTCAAGTCGGGTATTTGCACCATTAACTGCAACGGCGATGTGTCAAGGATTGAGGTCATTCCAAGGTGGTGCTGTTTATGATTCCTGTACTTTACTCCGCAAACACTACGGATTTCTCGACCTTCGGTCTCGGTGTGCTGACGGATACCATTTTCTGCGAAGTCACTGAAGAGCGAAACGGTGTGTTCGAGTGCTTACTCAAATACCCGGTCAGCGGTCAGCACTATGGGCTTATCACCAAAGAGTGCATCATCAAGGCAAAACCCAATGACACCGCCGCCGACCAAGCGTTCCGTATTTACCGCATCACGAAGCCCTTAAACAGCATCGTTACCATCTACGGACAGCACATCTCGTATGACCTTGCCAATGTGCCGGTGATGCCGTTTTCGACGGAGAGCCGTTCTCCGCAGCTTATCCTCTCGCAGCTTCTTGCCGGAGATACACGCTTCACGGGCCGGACGGACTACTCGGATGCAAAGGCATTCTCTGTTGCCCAGCCGAAAAGTGTCCGCGCCTGCCTCGGCGGTACGGAAGGCTCCATGCTCTCCAAATGGTACGGCGAGTTTGAGTGGGACAACTTCACGGTAAAGTTCCATTCGCACCGTGGGCAGAAGACCGGCGTGGTCATTGAATACGGCAAGAACCTCACCGCCTTGGAGCAGGACGAGGACAACAGCGGCGTGTATACCGCATTGCTCCCGTATGCCATATACACGCCGGAAGGCTCGGACACCGAAATGGTGATCACGCTGCCGGAGGTCACGCTCCCCATTGTGACCTCGGAGATCGTCCGGGCGAAAACGCTCATCATGGATTTCTCCGACCAGTTTGACGGAGTTGTGACCGAGGAAGCCCTCCGAGCGAAAGCCAACAGCTACATCAAAGCAAATCCGCTGGGTGCGACCATCCCTACGGTGAAGGTGTCCTTTGAGCCGCTCTGGAAACAGCCGGAGTATTCGGCACTCTTGGCGCGGGTCAATCTCTGTGATACCGTCACCATTCGGCACTCGCTGCTGGGCGTCAGCGTGTCGGCTATGGTCATTGAAACCGTGTACGACACCCTCGCCGAACGATACAAGAGTATTTCTCTCGGTCAAAGCAAGTCCAGCATGATCACCACCATCTCCGAGGTGCAGTCCACGGTCGATAAGGTGGAGTCCGCAGTGGGACGCTTTCCGAAACTGCTCCAAACCGCCATCGGCAAGGCTACAGGGCTTATCACCGGCCAGAGCGGCGGCTATGTGGTCATTCACACCAGCGAGGAAAACGGACAGCCCTATGAACTGCTCATTCTGGACGCTCCCTCTATTGATGAAGCCGTAAATGTCTGGCGTTGGAATGTGGGCGGCTTGGGCTTTTCCCATAACGGCTACAACGGCCCCTATGAAACTGCCATCACGGCAGACGGTCAGATCGTCGCGGACTTCATCACCTCCGGCTCCTTGGTGGCGAACACCATCAAGGCTGGTGTCATTCAGTCACAGGATGACTCGTCCTGGTGGGACTTGGAGAGCGGCGAGGTTGTGCTTCGAGCCTATGTTTCGACCGATGAATTTGCAGAGAAAACAGCCTATCTCCAGCAGAATGTGGATGGGCTGAACAGCTATGTGGCGACTCTTACCGAAACTATGGAGTCGGTTTCCAACGACCAAGGCATACTGGAAGAGCGGCTGCGAAGCTCCGAAAGCAAAGTATCTCAGCTTCAGCACACGGTGGAAGGCTTGTCCGTCACCATGCAGGAGCAGTACATCGGCGGCATCAACTATGTGCAAAACTCTTCCGGCCTGAACGGCATCACGGATGATTGGAGCTATTCCGGCACCGTAAAAACGGATGCCTCCACGGACACCCAGAACAACACCGTTTCCGACTCCTGCTTTGTGCTGGGAGCTTACTCCTCGCTGTCGCAGTACATCCGAGGGGTAGTTCCCGGCACTTATACAGTTTCCGTTCGCGCCAAGAAAACCTCGACCATGTCCGGGCATTTCTATGTGACCTACAACGGAAACAAAACTGCGTATCTCTTCAATAAGAGCACCGCTTTTGACTGGACGGATTTTACCGTCACGCTCACCGATGTGACCGACCCCACGCTGCGCGTCTACTGCTACTGCCGGAATGCATCCATTTATCTGGCGGACATTATGATCACCGAAGGTGCGATCCCACGAAAGTGGACGCCTGCACCCAACGAGATCTATACGCAAGAGGTCAAAATCGACAAGCGCGGTATTGAGGTGTCCAACAGCGCATCGTCCCAGCGAACAGTCATCACGAACACGGAGTTTGCCGGTTACTACAACGATGAGGTGATTTTCACCCTGAACAAAGATGAAACACAAACCAAGAAAACCACGGTGGACGGCGATTTGACCGTGGGCAAGACGAAGTTCGTTCCCATGCCGATAGCGTCCGATGGGCTGAATATCGTCATTCTGGACTAAAGGAGGTAAGGCTATGGCAATGACAGGCGGCGCTGCCTATTTGGTGAAATCCGAAAGGACGAATTACGGCTCCAACAGCTGGACGACTGACCTGTACATCTATGTAAAGGTTATTTCCCAGAACGTAGTCGCAAACACATCCACCATTGCGTTGGGTATGTATGTCTATTCCCAGTATTCCATTGCGTGGTCGGACTTTGGCACAAACGGCACTTCCTACATCGGCACAGCCACCTCCGGTGCGAACTGCTTCACCTTTACCAATGGGCAAAGCGGCAGCGGCACGAAGTGGCTGGTGGAGGACAAGCAGGTTACGGTATCCCACAACAGCAACGGTACGCTGACCCTTCCGATTTACTGGCACTGGGGTGTCAACAGCCCGTGGGGTCAGTACACAGGACCCTCCGGCAGCTACAATGTGACGCTGAGCACCATCGACCGTGTTGCACCCACCGTGACCTTTTCCGTTTCGAGCATCACCGCAAACGGCTTTAAAATCTCTGCAAACTCCACCTCAACAGCGGATATCTGGCAGTACAGCACCAACGGCGGCTCCACATGGATGACATTCTCAACATCGGCATCCACCAGTGCCAGCGTAACGTTGTCCTCGCTTTCGCCGAACACAAACTACACGGTGAAGGTGCGGGCACGGCGGCAGTACAACCAAGTCTATGGTACATCCGGCGGCTCAACGGTGAAAACGCTGGGCGGCGCAGTGGTGAACAGTGTCAGCACGGTGACTGCAGACAATGCCAGAGTGACCATCACCATCAATGTCACCGTGTACGAACCGTCTTACATCAATTCTCTGGCGATCAAAAGCGGGAACACGACCCTCCTGACCGTTACCGGGCTTGCATGGACGAAGGGTACGGCGAACCGCTCGGTCACCCTGTCATCGGCACAGAGAACCACGCTGCTCAATTGGATGGCTTCAATAAAGTCCTTCACCGGCACCTTTGCCGTTTCCTCCTTCAGCGGCTCAACGCAGATCGGCAGCACCTCAAGCAAGACTGCTACGGTGCAGACTACGGCGGCAAACTCCGCACCGACTCTCAGCGATTTCACTTATGAGGATAGCTATGCGGTCACGAAGAGCATTACAGAGAACAATCAGCTATTCATTCAAGACTGCTCGACGCTGAAGGTCACTCCCGGAACAGCCACCGCAAAGAACGGCGCATCCATCTCAAACTACACAGCAGCCTGCAACGGTCTGTCCGCATCCAGTTCCAGCGGCTCTGCCATCACGCTCGGAAAGATCACCAAGTCCGGCAGCGTGATAGTTACGCTTACGGTTGTTGATTCCCGCGGCTACACCGCTACGCTGACGAAGACCATCACGGTCATTCCGTACTCTGCGCCCAAAATGTACTCGGCAACGCTCCGGCGAACCAACGACATCGAGCCGGAGATGCAGCTCAAGTTCAGCGGCTCAATTGCGGCCATATCTGTGAACGGAACGCAGAAAAACAGCGTGGTCTACGCACGGTATCGGTATAAGAAAACCAGTGATGCCGATTATAGCGGCTTTACCAGTATAATTGCCGGACTTACCCAGAGCGGCACCTCATTCAGTTACTCCAACCTTGAGCTGTGCAACCTGGATGCTAACAGCTCCTATGACTTTCAGCTACAGATTCAAGACAAGCTCTATTCCCAGAGCAGTCTGGATCTGTATTTTGTTGTACCACAGGGTACGCCGCTGATTGCACTGCGGAAAAAGAAGGTAGGCATCAACACACCGAATCCGCAGGCTGCGTTGGATGTGGCGGGAGATATGCGTGTGTCAGGTGGTCTGCGTGTGGGCGGAGCATCCCTTGCCGACTTTGTCATACAGCAAGGAACCAGCGGAATCTGGTCTTTCCGAAAGTGGAAGAGCGGCATGGCAGAGTGTTGGGGTGCGTACAACTTCACCGTTGCCATAACATCCGCCTGGGGTGCGGTATATGAAAGTGGTCTGATTTCGCTCCCGACGTTTCCGTTTACATTCGCAGCCATCCCAACGGTGTTCTTCTCCTCCGGCAACGGCAATGCTGCTTTTTTCGTTGAACGAGGAAACGGCGAGACACGAACAACTACCACAAGTCCCGGTAAGTTCTATGCGATGCGCCCGGTTTCGACCGGCTCAAGCAACTACCAAATCACCATATACGCAATCGGAAAAGTGTGACGCTTTTTTGGCGTCACTTTTTTATACGCAAATTCAACATTCAAAGGAGGACAACAACATGAAAGAATTCTGGACGACCATTCAGGTAGCCTTTGCGGCAGTAGGCGGTTGGCTCGGTTGGTTTATGGGCGGGTGCGACGGCCTGCTTTATGCGCTGCTGGCATTCGTCGTGCTCGACTACATCACCGGTGTCATGTGTGCCATTGTGGATCACAAGCTGTCAAGTGAGATTGGTTTCAAGGGGATTTTCAAAAAGCTCCTAATTTTTGAGCTGGTCGGCATCGGACACATCATCGACGCACAGGTCATCGGCAACGGCAGCGTTCTGCGAACCGCCGTGATTTTCTTCTATATCTCCAACGAGGGCATCTCGCTGATTGAAAATGCGGGGCATCTGGGACTGCCCATTCCCGAAAAACTGAAATCCGTGCTGGAGCAGCTTCATGACCGTGCGGAAAGGGAGGACAAATAATATGGCTTACACGAACAGCCCTCTGGTGTCCTACACCAAACTCAGCCCGAACCATTCCGGGCAGCGCACCCACAACATTGACCGCATCACGCCTCACTGCGTGGTGGGTCAGTGCTCGGTGGAAACTCTGGGCAATATTTTTCTGCCTGCATCCCGGCAGGCAAGCAGCAACTACGGCATTGGCGTGGACGGCAGAGTTGGGATGTATGTGGAGGAGAAGAACCGCTCTTGGTGCTCCTCTTCCGCAGCCAACGACCAGAGAGCCATCACAATCGAGTGCGCCAGTGACAGCACTGAGCCGTATGCGTTCAAGGATATGGTGTACAAGTGCCTCATCGAGCTTTGCACCGATATCTGCAGGCGCAACGGCAAGACGAAGCTGCTCTGGTTGGGTGATAAGAATAAGACACTCAATTACATCCCAAAGCAGGATGAGATGGTTCTGACTGTCCACAGATGGTTTGCCAACAAGAGCTGCCCCGGTAACTGGATGTATGCCCGCATGGGCGATCTGGCATCCAAGGTCACTGCGGCTCTCGGCGGTGATGTAAAGCCTGCCGACCCGGTCAAGCCCACTGGCACACTTCATGTTGGCGACCTCGTGACCATCACGGGCAGCACCTACTATGGCGGCAAAACCATTCCCGGCTGGGTGAAGAAACTCCGCTGGTATGTGGTCGAGGTCAGCGGCGACCGCGCCGTCATCAACAAGGATGAATCCGGCAGGTACGCCATCATGTCGCCGGTCAAGACCTCTGCACTTGCCGTGGCAGGCACGAAACCCGTCGAGGACTACCGCGTCCATACCGTTGTACATGGCGACACCCTCTGGGCAATCGCAAAAAAGTATCTCGGCAACGGCAGCCGCTATAAGGAGCTTATCAGCCTGAACGGACTGAAAAGCAATGTCATCTACAGCGGCATGAAACTCAAAATCCCCTATAAGTAAACCGAAAGCCCATCGAGGAGAGCATTTTCTCTTCGATGGGCTTTTTCTATTAGTTCGTTTTAGTGGCTTCGCTTAAAATTTCGGGGAATTCATCTTTGCTCCCTCCGGTGTCACTGCTATACAGCTTACCAGGAGCCTCACTATAAGTAATTATGTAGTCGTTTCAATTCCTAATTCGATAAAATTCTCATCGCCGATTGAGCATCCACCGAGAATCAAGAAATATAGCTGTAAAGTTTGGTTGCGGATTTCCTTGACCCTATCAATTGTCTGGAGGTTATCCTTATGAAAAAAGCCATTCCTATGCTTTTCACGCCAGTTTTTAATAGTCGCTGTTATATGTGTTTTAGCGTGATAATTGACATCAAACATCCAACTATTATGGATAAGGACTCCCTCAAGAGAACCCAAGGTGGTATCAATAACATCTTCGCTATTTGTGGTGTATTCAATTAACTCACCATTTTTCGCTCTGATTTTGAATGATTTTCCTGTCTGGAATTTAAGGATGGTCCAAATTAACTGCTCTACTGATTTTAAGTAGCCAGATATAATGCTTGTCAAATCCAGATTTTCTGTAAGTTCATACATCTCGAAATTCCATTCGGATGTAATGAAACTTACCGCAAAATTAGCTGATCCAACCATTGCTTTCCACAGGCCGCGATCAATATAATTTTTAGTCATAATATCAATTTGCGGCTGATATACACTGTCTGGGATTGCATCAGCGTATGGAAAAGTACGCAAGACTTCACCAGTTCTGGCTTTGAACTTTTGCAATGCGGCTTCTGTAGGTGTTACTACAGTACTGAATCCGATGATTTCTTTTGCTTTTTCATTAAATGCATTTAAATAATCAGCCAGAACCTCGAACTCGTCTCGTCCAAAATGCCGCTCCCAGAACTCACGAATAGTAACACGCTCAATGGAGCACCCCGTTCTCTTATTGAAATCATTTACGCATCGAATGAGGGCATCATATACCTCTCTGTCCGGATCGATGAGTTTTATAAATTTGATTCCATCAACAGCATACTTGCCCTCTGTGAAGCGTGAATAGTGCTTGGGTTCATCGTCCGTTACACAGAAGATAACCCCATATTTTCTGTTGTCTTCTTCTAGCACAATCTGGAATGGCCTGGATTTGGCTTGTTCCTGTGAATCCAGTGCTTTGTACTCCGGGTCAACAGGGTACAACGAGAATTCCGCAATTTTTCGCGCTTCGATTAACGAAACAGCAAGTCGCTCGATCAGTTTTACCGCGCGAATCTCACTTGTTCCAACCATGTTGGAATAGCTAATAAACCGAACATCACCCAGATTTAATATGGAATTCTTTGCTTTTGCAAATTCCTCGGTTCTCCGAACGCAATTGTCTCTACTGTCTCGAACCAGTTTGAGTAGTTTGTCGAAGCACTTTTCATATATGTTTTTCATGAGCGGCCCCCTATATGTACAAGTGTAGCTTAGAACTGCGTAAAGGAAAAGGCACATAACCCGAAGATTATGTGCCCTGACGCTGGGAACTTAGCAACCGCTACCACTAGCGATTGCACGATTCCTGGAAATACCGATTGCATAAATCGATACTTCCTTGATTGCATCGGGTTCCATTCGCAGAGCGAAGATGGTACCAATGGCAATCACGCCAAGGGCCAGAACGACTTTATAGTCGACAACGGCCTTAACGTCCATAGCACTACCTCCTTTCCAGAGCCACGCTCTAAGAATAAAATGGTGTGCTATGCTATCAACGTCTTTAAAATTATATCATGATGGCGCAGCAATTTCAAGTTGATGGAACCCCTCTGCGGATTTTTCCGTGGAGGGCGTTATTTTTTGCCCATTTCACCCTGACAAATGCGGCCTTTCTCTGGGTATAGCGAGAAACGCTATTTCTCAGAAATGAGGCACTACTATGACGGAAATGGAACGAAACCGGGTCGTGGGACTCCAACACCAGGGCTACGGATACAAGAAAATATCCACTCTAACCGGACTGCCGCTGAACACAGTGAAATCCTTTTGTACCAGGCATCCCGTCCGATATGAGGATATTGCCGAGCAACAAGGACTCTGCCGAAACTGTTTGAAGCAACTGGAGCAGACACCACATCGCCGAAAACGGTATTTCTGCTCGGATACCTGCCGTATGGCGTGGTGGAATGCTCACCCCGAAAAAGTGAACCGCAGGGCTTATTACAAGCTGGTGTGCAAGAACTGCGGCGAAGAGTTTGAGAGCTACGGAAACAATCGTCGTACTTTCTGCTCCCGCTTGTGCTATACACAGTATCGTCGAAAGGAGGCTTGCAAATGAGCGAATATGAAGAGAAACTTTGGAACTATCAAACAGCGATGGCAATGGCTCGGCAAATGTTGTCCCAGGGCATCATCACCGGGAAAGAGTACGCAAAAATAGACGCCACAATCGCCAAGAAATATGGGGTATCTTCGTGTAGTATATTCCGCTGAAATCACTGGATAACTGGGGTGTTTAGAGGTAATATGTGACACACGCAAGGAGGTGAACCCATGGATAGAATTATAAAACGGGTCGATTTCCCGAAAATCATGCAACCCCAGGCGTTGAAAGTATGCGCCTACACCCGTGTTTCTTCCGGAAAGAATGCCATGCTCCATTCGCTTTCTGCCCAGATCAGCCACTACAGCGAAATGATCCAGTCTCACATTGGCTGGGCCTATTGCGGTGTTTACAGCGACGAAGCACTGACCGGTACAAAGAGCGATCGGGAAGGCTTTCAGCAGATGCTGACGGACTGCCGTGCAGGAAAAATTGATATGGTCATTACAAAAAGCATTTCACGCTTTGCCCGCAACACCGTCACGCTTTTGGAAACCGTCCGGGAGCTGAAGAACCTGGGCATCGATGTGTTCTTCGAAGAGCAGAATATCCGCACCATGAGTGCGGACGGTGAATTGATGCTCACCATTCTGGCTTCCTATGCCCAGGAAGAAAGCCGCTCTGTCAGTGAGAACCAGAAATGGCGTGTTAAAAGAAACTTTGAAGCGGGTATTCCTTGGAACGGCCGGATGCTTGGCTACCGAATGCAGGAGGGCAAATACTGTATCATTCCGGAGGAGGCCGAGCTTGTGCGCCGCATTTACCGGGAATTTCTCGACGGCATGGGGCGAAACCGCATTGCAGCAAGACTGAACGAGGAGGGGATTCAGCCCACCAGGTATGGTGAGGAATGGCATCCACAGACGATAGCCAAAATTCTGCGGAATTACGCTTACACAGGTAATCTGCTCTTGCAAAGGTTCTTCTGTGAAAGCCACATCACAAAGAAAATGGTCCCCAATGTTGGCCAAAAGGCAATGTACCATGCCGTAGGAACTCATGAGGCCATAATTCCTTTGGCTGAGTGGAAGGCAGCGCAGGAAGAGATTATTCGGAGAGCCGAGAGGCACGGTTCAAAACCTCCCGCACAGCCATCCTTCTTTTATACTGGTCGAATTCAGTGTGCAAAATGTGGGAAGAACTTCCGCAGAAAAACGACGGCAGCACGGATTGTTTGGATTTGCGCCACGCTCAACACCAAAGGGAAAAAGTACTGCGCTTCCAAGCAGATACCGGAAGCCACCCTTGACGAATTGGTGCGGCAGGTCACAGATGACCCTTGCAGCATTGAAAAAATTATCGCTGATGACGGCAACACATTGCACTTTCATTTTTTGGGCGGCACAGTGGTCACACGAACCTGGACAGACCGTTCCAGGGCTGAAAGCTGGACACCGGAAATGAAAGAAAAGGCTCGGCAACAGTCGCTGGCCAGAAGGAGGCAAAAATCATGAACACTGCGGCTCGGACGGTTACGGTGATACCACCGTCCATCACCCCTATGACCCATCTAACCAACACACAGCTTTACAAACTGCGAGTTGCCGCCTACGCCCGTGTGTCCACGGACAGCGATGAGCAGTTTACCAGCTACGAAGCTCAAATCGACTACTACACACAGTACATCCAGCGAAACCCAGAATGGACTTTTGTAAAGGTCTATACCGATGAAGGCATTTCCGGGACAAATACCAAACGCCGTGCAGGCTTTAACGAGATGATAGAGGATGCCCTTGCGGGAAAAATCGACCTTATCGTCACAAAGTCAGTTAGTCGATTCGCCAGAAATACGGTCGACAGCCTGGTCACGATTCGAAAACTCAAGGAAAAAGGTGTTCAGGTCTACTTTGAAAAAGAGAACATTTACACCTTTGACGGCAAGGGAGAACTGCTGCTTACCATCATGTCCAGTCTTGCCCAGGAGGAAAGCCGCTCCATTTCCGAGAATGTGACCTGGGGACAAAGAAAGCGTTTCGCCGATGGCAAGGTCAACCTGCCTTATAAGAACTTCCTTGGTTATCGCAAAGGCGCAGACGGTTTTCCAGAAGTTGTGCCGGAGGAGGCGGTCATCGTCCGCAGAATCTATTCACGCTTCATGGAAGGATTGACATCTGGTGCCATTGCAAAAGAATTGATAGCAGATGGAATTCCAACCCCATCTGGAAAACTGCGGTGGCAGTCCAGCACAGTGGAGAGCATCCTGAAAAATGAGAAGTACAAGGGGGCGGCGTTATTACAAAAATGCTTCACAGTCGATTTTCTCACAAAAAAGAAAAAAATTAACGAGGGCGAGGTGCCACAGTATTATGTGGAGCACAGCCATGAGCCGATAATTACGCCGGAAGAGTTCGACAAAGTTCAGACGGAGCTTGCGCGGCGCAAGCAGATCAGCCGCCAGTACAGCGGAAAGGGCATTTTTTCTTCCCGCATCGTCTGCGGGGGCTGCGGCTCCTACTTTGGCTCGAAAGTCTGGAACTCGACCTCAAAATACCGCAGGGTCATCTGGCAATGCAACGGCAAATTCAAGGGTGAGCACAAATGCGAAACGCCGCATCTGGACGAGGAAACCATTAAAGCGCGGTTCGTGACCGCCCTTAACGCTATCATCGAAAGCAAAGACAACATCCTTGAGGATTGCCGATTGATGCAAGCCACCCTGACAGACTGTGCAGGCATTGATACAGAAATCGAGAGTCTGCTTGAGGAGATCGATGTGGTGACCGAACTGACAATGCGTTGCATTGCGGAAAATTCACAGACGGCACAGAACCAGGAAGAATACGCCGCCCGGTACAATGGGTTTGTAGAGCGGTATGAAAAAGCCAAGGCACGGCTCGAACAGCTCCGCACTACAAAAGCTGCACGGGAAGCCCAGTCAGAAGCCATCGGAGCGTTTATGTTTGAGGTGCAGGAATTGGATGCCCTCACCGAGTTTGACGAAAAGCTCTGGCTGACCATCATCGACACGGTAACTGTCCACACAGACGGACGAATGGCATTTAAATTCCAGGGCGGCACAGAAATCGAGGCGTGAGTCCCAACAAAAATGAAAAGACCACAGGTTTCAACGCCTGCGGTCTTTTTTCATCTGTTTTCCTTGAGAATACTGGAATTTCATGCTATAATATATGCAATACACTCGAAATACAGATTATCGTTGAATTTTTGGAAACTACATATTTGTGAGTGCTGTTGGTTTTCACGCTTTTAATGGAACGGATCTGAAGAGCCATTGGGAGGTATTAAAGATGCTGCTGTTCTCTGCATTGCTTGAAATAAACGATTCCATGTCAAAAGATGCGTTTGTTAAGTTGGTTATCGAGTGGAATCAAGGAAGCCCACATCACGAAAACCGTATTCCAGGAATACAGTGGAACGGCAAATATAACATTCGCTATGGCTCAGATACACTTTGGATGGGTATTGAAGAGTATCGCAATCAAAATACAATTGCTGTTCGATACGAAAAAATTGAACACGATGGCGTCGTTTGGGATACGGACTATGTGATGAATTTCAATGACATGAAAATGTCAATCCGGCTTGATCGTAGCTATTTAGAGGAAGCATTGGCTATGGACACTGCTTTCTCAACTCCACACTTTATTACGCTTTTAATCGAACATGGCTATATCAAAGATGACGGGACGCTGCCAGTTCTTCGTTCTCCCTATTTCATCAAGTCCAGTAATTTGGATGTACTTGCGGATGTTATCAACGGGCAAGCCAAATACCGTATGCCTGTTGTATATGTTTCAAAGACTGCTACAGGCGTAGATCCTGTCGACATTTGGAAACTCGCTGGTCGGCTGAAAGGCGTTGCTCATGTTCTTGTGGAAGAAAGCCCTTTGCTCAATTCGTCCATCAGAAAATTGTGCGCCGATAAAAATGAGTACTATGGAGCGATTGGAGTATATTTTCCCAATAGTGCTTGTGGTCATCGGAAATTTTTGTATCGTGCATATGATGGTATTGATGCCATTTTGGCTGAAAAAGTAATTCGTAGCGTCATACAATACTGCAATGCACAAATGGTAGATACTTTGTACACTTGGCAAGGGGTTAATAACGCCCTGCTTCGTGATAGATTGGATAGCCGCAGTGCGGAGTTGTTAACAGTCGAAAAGGAGAAGGCTCGTGCGGCCGAAGAAACAGACCAGTTACTCGAACTGGGAGATGCAGATATCCGTCGACTCAAAAATCAGGTTGAGGAGTTAACTAGGGCTAATGAAGCACTTGCATACGAGAATCAGGGGCTGAGAGCAAAAATAGACAGTACCGATGATTTACCGGTCTTGTACTTTGGCGATGAAGATGAGTTTTTCCCCAATGAAATTCGACTTATGCTGTTAGATGCTCTCAAAGAATCTCTTCCGCGGTGTGTTCCCGGTAGCCGCCGGCGCGATGTCCTGGCTGATATTATATCGAAAAACAATTGCCAGCACATTATTGATGAGCGTGCCGCCGAACTAAAAACGCTCCTTAAAGGCTATAAGAATGTAAGTGGTTCGATGAAACGTACATTGCAGGATTTAGGCTTCACAATCAGTGAAGAGGGAAAACACTACAAGTTGACATACTACGGGGACAGTCGATATATGATTACTCTTGCCAAGACTCCGAGCGATGGACGCTCTGGGCTCAATATTGTGACAACCATTATCAAGAATATGCTTTGACGTGGAGATACGCTCGAAGGTCAAGGGTGTGACAGCGCAGAATTTTGCACCCCCTTAAGTCGAGAACTGCACCCCCCTAAACCGTAGTTGCACCCCCTTAACGGGTTTCTATCAAAATTACGGTTCTTTGCCATAAGTCCACCGTAATTTCGATAGAATTACGGTGGGCTTTTTCTGTGCCTGGGAACTGTTTGAAATAAGACTTTTGGCCGTTTTGGCATATAAATTAATCCTGCTGCGGAGAAATTTCGCAGCGTGATTTTCATTTTATGTAGGCTATTTTTGTCATAAGTGTAGCAGTAATCGTTAGATTTACGTATATTCGTTGAATTTGTGTTGCCTCTTTCTGGATGAATAATTCATTTCAGTCTTGAAATATGGAATTAATTTCTTTATAATGAAAATGCGTGGATAACGCAGGCAAAACATATCATTAGAACGAAATGCGCTGATGATTTTTGGTGAAGAAAGCAAATGGGCTTCTAATGTACTCCATTTTACGGACTGAGCCGAAGTTGTATTTTCGTGGAGTTTGCCACTCCACTACAAAAGCGAAGAAAAAGCCTTGCTATGCAAGGCTTTTCCCGTTTTTATGATATTCACTTACACTAGTTTTGACTGCGTAGATCATAGACCCACTACCTTCAATTTCTGCATATTATCCCGTTTCAGTTCCAGCGAAGCGTGCACATACCGGTCCAACGTGATCGTCACAGAGGTATGTCCTAATATTTCTGACAATGATTTAACTTCAAATCCGACCTCAACAGCTCGCGTCGCAAATGTGTGGCGCAGCGTATGAAAATGCACGCCCTCCAGACCGCATGCCTGCGTGTACTTTTCCAATCGATACTGCAATGTCCGCGGCTCCATGAACGCTTCCGTTCCGGTCAGAACATACGCAGCTGAACTTTGCGGTTTCATGCGCCTGCAAAGCCCGGTTGCGTATTCCGTCATAGGGATTGTTCGCACGGAGGTATCGCTTTTGGGCGGACCAATCACAATCCTTGTTCGAGCACCTTGCGATACGCTGGTATCATGCAGCCTTTGCAGGGCCTTTGCAATTCGGATAGCTTTATCGTTTGTAGAAACACTTTCCCACTGCAGTGCACAGAGTTCACCAATTCGTATGCCTGTACATAGCGCCAGCAAGATACCAAATCGGCACGAATCCAGATCCTCATGTAGATAGGCAACGAGGCGCGCCTGCTCTTCTCTGGACAAAACGCGCATCTCCTTCTTGCCGATCTTCGGATAGTTGATCTCCACCGCGGGAAATGAGCCTGCAAACTTCGAGGAAGCGAACTTCAAAATGCCATGCAGCACGACTAGAATATCATGCACCGTCTTTGGCGCCAGTTCATCTTCGAATTGCAGTTCTTTGATGAAATCGTCCATCAATTCCGTCGTGAAGCCCAGAGGGTGGCACACACCGAGCTTTGGAATGATGTGCTTATTGACCGCGGCGCTGTATTTAATATACGTCGATTCTTTCACCGTGCATTTCTTTGTATGTAGCCATTCCAAGCAATAGCTGGAGAACGGTTTTTGCGTTCTGGCTGTCGGTAAGGGAGCTCCATTTGCCAAAGCTGCTTTGCGCTTTGCGGCTTTCTCTTTGGCTTCCCGATATGTTTTCCCATAACAGTATCCATACTTGATTTTTCCGGATAGCTCACGACCCTTGATATACCGAGCCTCCCAGCGACCGTCCCGCCGTCTGAAGATATTCTCACCCTTTGCCAT